AACGGACAATAACTACATGGCCTTTTTGGATGATGTTCACTGCTCGTTCATTTCACGCGCCGGTCAAACGCTTACCCTGGCTATATTACCCAATGCTGGCAGTGTGTTAAAGGTTTACTGTTTACAATAATCTTTTATCAAGATGAAAAAAAAAATTCTATTTCTAATCCTATTAGTGCCAGCCCTGGCCTTTTCTCAGCAGCGAGCAACCATTCTGCAAGTAAATAACAAAACAGTCACCTTTAAAACCGCTTTACCGGTAAACAGCCTTATCCATGAGATTGATTCTACTATGATTTTGCAGCTCACCACTGCAATTACGGCAACTTCGACAACCATGAGTGATGTTTTTGCATCGGGGAACTATATTATCATTGGCAGAAACCTAAATATACCGGTAGACACCACCACCGCAGGTACCGGATTGGTCAATAAGACCAGGATGAGCCATTTGTCGAGTTATCCCACGCTCAATCAGAATACAACCGGAACGGCAGCAGGCTTGGCCTCACAGTACATTGACTGGAATAGTTCTTCGGGAGGATCTTCGATCGCCAATAAGCCTACCATCCCGACGATTGACACCATCACCGCAGGCAGTGGATTGGTGAATAAGACCAGGATGAGCCATTTGTCGAGTTATCCAGTTTTGAACCAGAATACAACAGGAACGGCAGCAGGCTTGGCCTCACAGTACATTGACTGGAATAATTCTTCGGGAGGATCTTCGATCGCCAATAAGCCTACCATCCCGACGATTGACACCATCACCGCAGGCAGTGGATTGGTGAATAAGACCAGGATGAGCCATTTGTCGAGCTATCCAGTTTTGAACCAGAATACAACAGGAACGGCAGCAGGCTTGGCCTCACAGTACATTGACTGGAATAGTTCTTCGGGAGGATCTTCGATCGCCAATAAGCCTATATTGCAAACAATTATTAATGGAACTGGTTTTGTAAAAGCATCAGGTACAACCCTGTCTTATGATAACTCTACCTATTTAACAGACGATGTAAGGTGGTACACCAATGAAACAGGCATAAGTCATTTTTCTATTGCGCCTGTAAATACAGTTGGTGGGAAAACATTATCACAGATTAATCTTTTTAAACCTTTGGTAATTTCACGTTGGGTAGGTTATTCATGGTCTGGTGGAAATATTCCAAAGAGTTTATATGTCTATGGTTACAGCCTGTTTGATTCCACCATTACCTACAACAATATCCCAACACTTGGTTCGACACCTTCTTTCGCACTTGTTGAAGGAGCTTCGGGCGCGATCAATAAATACGCCTGGCCCACTGGCGGATCAATTTATCAAACATTGGTTGCTACCGAAAACGATATCACCGGTGACTATGCCTGGGTAGATGTAATACCAGCAGGGTACATGCTCGAATATGTCATTATCTATAATGAATGTGATGGATGTGATACCACAAATTTGGACATGGGGACCAGTGCCGGTATAGGGAATGTTTTTTTAGGAACATTAATTCCAAGTGGTGCATATACGACAATTGCAATTGGCAAAGTCTTTTCATTGACTTCCGCAACAACACTTTATTTAAGTGACGACGCATGGGGTGGAAGCCATTGGGTGCCAGGTGCTCACATTGATGTAAAATTAGTTTATCGTAAAATTAACTAAGATGAAAAAATATTTAGTCATGATCGGGCTTGTCCTGCTTTTTACGATGCCGGTAATGGCACAAGTAAATGAAAAAAAGATCATCAAAAATATATGCGTGGGTGTTATTGATACAATAAAGGGCTATGACACACTGCATAAAAAGGAATTTACGATCAAAATAACGACCAAACCTCTTATCATTCATAATAAAAAAGTATCATTTGTAAATTTTGATCTCATTGACACTATTCAGAAAATAGTGATTTGTGAAGGAATTTATGATTCATCATCTGTGTATATTGAAGGAACGAGAGGAAGGTATTTTAGTTATGAAGATAAAAAAAGGTTTCCCTTTGAGAAGATGTCCAAAACAAAAATCAATCAGATGAAAAAACATAAAAATTAAACCCATGAAAAAACTTCTTGCACTTGGCTTCTTATTGCTATCAACCTTTTCTTTTGTCATAGGCCAGAACTTTAATAGTTCAGCTTCACAAGCTCAGCCTTCACTTGAAGATTTGTTCAGCTATGGCGTGAAGTGGGATGAATCACAGTCAACACCGGGTAAGCCTGCTATTTTAAGGGTTGGAAATCCAAATCTTTCAGTTTCCTTGCCAATCCAGAAAAGAATGCGCCGGTGTGTTATTCGGGATGATGGATCAATAGTGTATTACCTGAATGCGACAAATTCGTGGAATAAAGCTGAAATATCCCCTTCTGTAACTTCAGGAGCACAAAATACAGGAAATCCCTTGTGTGTGATATCATCACTGTTTGCCGATACAACTATTAAAGCAGGGATGGCAATTCATAATATAGACAAGAATACATATGCAATAATTATTGATATACATGGTGACGACAGTGCTCACATTGGGCTTCCAATGCCACAACACGATTATAGGCATGGTGCTGCAACCAGTACAACATCAATGCACTTAATTGATGCTGGCATTAATTTTTCCAGTCTTGGAGTTATTTCAGGATATACTGTATGGAACCGAACTGATAATACATATGCACAGATAGTAAATGTTGCAACAGGCGACCTAACGCTAAACGCCAACATTATGACAAGTGGCGAGCAATATACGGTCCTTCAAAACTTTTGTGCAGATGAAACCGATGATTATGAAGTATGTACAGCAAGGTTAGATGGATCAGACGGCCAGGTGATGGTCGAATATCCCAAATTTTACTTCAAATACAATAAGATTGGAACTGTACATGAATGGAGAATATCGGAGATCCCACTTCCTGGATTTGAGGTTTATCCGGCATTCATTGTTGATGGGCAGGTAAAAGAATTCCGGTATTTTGGCGCGTATGAGGGTTATCTGAATAGTACAAAACTTGAAAGTACAGCAGGCTTCTTGCCTACTACCAATAAAACGCGTGCTCAGTATCGCGGCTATGCGGTAGCTCGCGCTACCGGATGGCACCAGGAATCATATTTAGAACGTAGCGCAATTCAATTACTTTACCTGGTTGAATATGCTTCCTGGTATAGTCAATCCGTTATTGGTGCCGGTGCATCGGATTGGGCCAGCGGGACCTGGAATACATATAATATATATAATCCGGTAAATTTTACAGGATTATCAAATTCTAAAGGAAACGCGACCTTCAATGTATCTAATGGGGATGGGGTCATAAATTCCTATATGACATATCGTGGCGTTGAAAATTTCTTTGGACACATTTGGAAATTCTGTGACGGGATCAATATTCTGGCGCACCAGGTATTTATTTGTAATAATCCTGCCTCATTTGCTGACGACACAAAGGCAGGATATATGAATTTAGGTATAACATTACCGTCCAGCAGTGGTTATCAATCGACGTTAGCAGGTACCAAGTATGGTTTTTTACCATCGGCTGTTACTGGCGATTTTAACACTTATATAACAGATTATTACTGGCAAAGTACAGGCTGGCGTGTCCTGTTATCGGGTGGCGATTTGATTGATGGGGCGTATGACGGCCTCGCTGCGTTCCATGCGACTCGCGCTTCGTCGAATGCTACTGTGTATATTGGTTCTCGCCTTTGTGGAAATTAACCTGATTCAAAGAAACAAAACGAACAAAACGCAAAATGCTGGGCGCACGAAAAAATAAGGTTTGGGATAAGATTGTTAGCTGGCGTGTCCTGTTATCGGGTAGCAATTTGAATAATGGGGCGAATGACGGCCTCGCTACGTTCAATGCGAATAACGATTCGTCGAATGCTAATGTGAATATTGGTTCTCACCTATGCTTACAAAGAAATAAAGAGATTGAATGAACCATTATTCCAAACCCTGCCACTTGGCAAAACAATAGAGAGTAAAAATGAAGCGCTGGTAATGAAAATGAACGCCCTTCATCAGTAAGCAAAGCATAAAGGATGAAAAGAATTGACAACATATACTCCCAGATTTACGACATTAAAAATGTTCGCAGGGCTTATATGAATGCCAGGAAGAAAAAAACGCATTACACAGAGGTTAAGAAAATCGACAAGAATCCGGAAGTTTATCTTCAGCAGATACATCATATGCTGAAAGATAGAACATTTAGAAATGCTCCTTATGAAGTATTTACCAAAACCGATCACAAAAAAAAGCGTGAAATCTTTAAACTCCCGTTTTTTCCTGATCGCATCATCCATCATTGCATTTTACAGGTTGTTGAACCGATATGGAACAGTCTTTTTATCAGGGACACTTATAGTTCAATAAAAAAACGCGGCATACATGATGGTGTAGCGCGGCTAAAACTGGCTTTGCAGGATAAAATTAACACCATTTGTTGCTTGAAAATTGATGTAAGAAAGTTTTACCCGTCCATTGATCATGACATCCTTAAATCAATCATCCGCAAGAAAATCAAAGATCCGTTTGTGATTTGGTTAATGGATGAAATCATTGATTCTACCAATGGAATCCCAATTGGTAATTATTTGTCCCAGTTTTTTGGAAATCTATATCTAACCTATTTCGATCATTGGGTCAAACAAATTCTCAAGATACGGTATTACCTGCGCTATTGTGATGACATGGTTTTTTTATATGGCAATAAAACGCAGTTGCATATAACTTTAAACAAGGTAAGAATATACCTGAAGGAACACCTTAAACTTGATCTGAAAGGCAATTTTCAGATTTTTCCAGTTGTGTCCAGGGGTATTGATTTTCTTGGATATGTGTTTTATCAAGGCTATACGCGCGTACGAAAATCAATCGTGCAGGATTTTAAGAAACTTGTAAAAGAGATCATGGAATCTGAAAAAATAAGCCAAAGTCAGATTTGCGCGCTTTCCAGTTATCACGGCTGGCTTATTCATGCTGATAGTTACTATTTATCAACTAAATATTTACTTCCAATAACACAAAAGCATGGATACATCAATAAAGCGTTTCTCAGATATAAGTAAGGAAAATGAAGAACTTGACGGATCAAAAATCAGAATTGATGACATTGTTAATAAAGAGCTCCAAATACTTGCCTTCTCTATCAGAAATACAAAATATCCGAAGGATGGAAGGACAAATTATATAACGATTCAATTTGAGATGGAAAATGAAAAGCATGTTGTATTTACAGGAAGTGAAGTTTTGACCAGGCAATTGCAAAGTTATCAGGAGCAACTACCGTTTTACACAACGATAAAAAAGAAGTTTAACAGGTATTACACATTAAGCTAAATAACAATCATTTATTAACCATAAACTATGCACATGCTTGAAAAACTGATTGAAGTATTCACCCCTGCGCGCGGCGCTGCCGGTACAACACTTGGCTTTATCTGTGGAATTCTGCCAAACTTTGAAGAAAGCACAAAGGATAATATCACCTTTATGTTTCAAATCGCTGCTTTTTCAATTACAATCCTGGTCGGAATCCTAACGATCATTCACCTTTTTTGTAAGCTAAAGGACCGGCGTAGATCCCAACAGGCAATTAAAACTGACGATGAAGATTAAACCAGGGAAACCATGACAAAGAAGTTTGAAAGAATTATTCCTTACATCCTATACAATGAAGGTGGTTTTGTCAACGACCAGAGCGACCCAGGGGGAGCTACCAAACTTGGAGTTTCTTTACGCTTTTTAAAATCGGTCGGGGATCTTTCCTTTGATCTGGACCATGACGGGGATATTGACATCGACGATATCAGAAAGATTGACCAGGCTACGGCCAGTAAGATCTATTTTGACCGATTTTATTCTCCCCTGCACCTGGAAGAAATCAACAGCGATAAAATAGCCCTGCAAGTGCTGGACCATGGCGTAAACGCAGGCATGAAAGCCGCCGTAAAAATTCTGCAACGTATTGTCGGAACTGATGATGATGGTATCATCGGACCGCGCACCATTACACGCACAAATGACTACCTGGGTAATGATCTGGCCCTGCAATATATGCTGGCCCTGCAATATATGGAAGCTCGCAAAGCCTGGTATCTGGATCTGATCGAAGAAAAACCAGCCTTTGTGAAATACCAGGCCGGATGGATCAACCGGTGCAACCGGACCTACCAGATCGCACGAGGGTTATAAAATATTCATCAAAAATCGTAAAACAATGGAAACAACAAAATTAACATTCGCAAAGGGCTGGATAAAATTCTGGTCATTTTTCGCTGGCATTCTCCAGGATCAGGGGGGAGCCGCAAGCTCAAAACGGTTTGGCTTTATTGCCGGACTTTTCATGATGTACAAAATCGTTGAAAAATCCCTGGAGGGTGGCACTGTCAATGACATTGTGCTTTATACTGCCGCTACGTTTACCTTTGGCTTGGCCGGTCTTTCAATTCCTGAATGGTTTGCACCAAAGAATAACCTGGTATCCAGCAAGGAAAAGGAAGATCCCAAAAAAGAACAAACAAACACCCCCGTATGAAAAAATGGTTAGTTTTCCTTGCCCTGGCCATGGTCATGGCAAGCTGCGTAACGCAGAAACGATGCTTTGAGAAATATCCCTGTGCCGGTGGTGCCGATACAATCATCAAAGATTCGATCATATTTGACCAGAGGGTTATTGTTGACACCCTAGTGATCCCTGCCGACAGCTCGATGCTGGAAATCCTTTTTGGTTGCGACAGCCTTAACCGCGTGTATGTCCGCGCGCTGAACGAAAGATCGAGCCAAAGCGTAATAACAAGATGGAAATTCAGCGACAATACGCTATACTACACCACTAGCCGCGACAGCCTGGAAAAGATCATTACCAGCCTGGAAACGCGGATAAAGGAGTATTCATCAACCAGGATCGTACAAAAGCCCGTCACAATCACTAATAACAGCAAATTCGCTCATTTCGCCCTATGGTGGTTCTGGATAAGCTGCATGGTGGTGCTGGCCTATTTAGCGATCAAGTTTAAGGTTTGGAAACTATTTATTGCAGTGCCATGATAACCGGGACAATATATGATGCAGCGACACAGGAAACTATACCAGGGGCAAACCTGGTATGGCTGAATGTGGACGGGGAGTTTAGCGGATCTGGAACGGCCAGCGATGCCAACGGCAATTTCACCCTGCCATCGGCACCCATTGGCTGCGGAACATTTCGGGTAAGCTGCCTGGGCTATAAATCGGAGATCGTTACGCCATCGAGCGTGTTTTTTGATACCGTCACCGTTCAGCTTACCGAGGACATAACAACCCTGCCGGAAGTAGAGATTTTCGGCCAGCGCACCACCGGCAGCAGCAATAGCAGTATGGTTTATGCTGGCCTTGGCCTTTTAGCACTTGGAATACTGTTTTTTACTTTTCGCAAATGAGCCAGGTATTAAAGCTAAAACCATCATACGAAAATTATGTTACGGCCATCCAAAAGGATCTTCAGACCGGAAAATCGCATAGCAAATTGTCGATTGAAAAGCTGGCCGGATCTTTGGGTATCGACAATAAAAACCTTGTTAAAGAACTTACCGAACTGGCTATTGTCAGGGTTGCTCGCGAAATTTCTCACAATGCCGAGTTAAACACCAGGCAGCGTTATGATCAGATCGTAGATCTGTATAACCATCAGGCCAATCTTTCCATGAGAACCAGCCAAAGCATGATGTTGCAGCAGTATTCCACGCCAGCGCCAATTGCTTTTTTAGCCGGGACCTACATACTGAATGGTAGCGTCGAAACACCATTTTATTTAGAGCCGTCAGCCGGTAATGGGCTTTTAACCATTGCCCTGCCGCATGAGCAAACAATGGTAAATGAAATCGATGAGATCCGCAGGTTTAACCTGCAAACCCAAGGGTTTTATACGGTTTTATCGCAAAATGCCATAGAGCCGTTTCGTCAATTTGACCGGTATGGCATCCTGGGATCAAGTTTCGATGGGGTAATTACCAATCCACCGTTTGGCACCCTGGAGAAAGAGGTAATGTATGACGAATACAAGTTTAAGACCCTGGATCATCTCATGGCCTTGCGTGCGCTGGACACGATGAACGATCACGGCAGAGCTGCCATCATCATCGGGGGTCATACCGAATGGGATCACTTGGGCCGTATTCAGGCTGGAAAGAATTGGATTTACTTTAATTACCTATATCATAACTACCTGGTAGATGATGTAATTAACATTGACGGCCACAAACTCTATTCTCGCCAGGGTACTGCTTTTAACGTTCGGCTGATCCTTATTTCCGGACGGAAAGAAACCCCTGAAGGCTATGCGCCATTGCGGCAGGAAAAGGATCTGGTGGTATTTACATTCGACGAACTATGGAACCGTGTTGCGCCTTTCTTCCTGGGATCTGTGACCAGCGCAACAGATTCATATAGCGAAATCGAAAAGGCAAAGGCCAGGCTGCGATTATTGAAAATCAAGCTCCAGCTATCGGTATTGAATGGTGTTCATGAAAATGACGAGAATAGGTATGTTAATTTAGTTAATGCTGATTTTAATAATAATTATAAGTTGTTTATTGAGAATAAATTATCAACTTATTTCAGATTCTTTTTAGGATTGCCTACAAAAATATTACGTCAATCAGGTTTTCCAAATACAGGAATTTATCTTACCGCAAGGGTATTATCAAAAAAACTTAAAGATCATAAAAATAGTATTTCGAGCAAAAACATATTTGATCTACCAAAATTACTTCATTTTCCTATAATGATATTAAAATCAAAGCATACAGAATTTGATTCAAGAGTTGTACTCCTTAAAACTGTTGGGAAAAAGGGGAATTTAATTATTGCAGTGCATTTTATAAACAGTGATCAAGGTAGTGTGATTGCAGAAATAAAAAGCATTCACGATCGGCAAAATAGCGAAGTGATCAGCTGGATTATAAAGGATAATCTTTTGATTTGGGCAAATAAAAAGGAGGTTCAAAATTGGCTCCTTTACTCAGGGTGCGATTCCCTGAAGTCTGAGCAAATCATGAACCTCATTGCAAATATACATCAAAAAACACCAAAATCAACACTTTAACTAAATAATAATTTAAAACAGAACATTATGGCAGCAAAATTTAATTATTACGGAAGACACATTGTAAAGGTCAGAAAAGACCGGAAGATCATTTATGTATTGTCAGGACAATGGGTTGGGCATTCAGGATATGGCACCACGGGAGGAACAAAAAGACAACACGAAATATTACTTAAAGCCTGTGGTGGGGATAAGATTATTGCAGTATCAAAATCCATCTTGTGGAATTATAGAGGTTTTACAGGAGAAATTATTGACAAAAAATCAGACTTGGTTAAAGGTGCAAAATTTTAACTTACAAATGATAACCTCCCTAAAAACGAGAAACCCGGATTTCTCCGGGTTTCGCCTTCCACATTGCCCAGGGCTTTGGGCTGGTACGATTGGTGAATTACAATCTGAAAGCAATTCACATTTGACTTTTTGTCGTTTAAATCCACGTTAGTCAAATTTTTATTCCAATTCCACGATGGTACGATTGATTGGACTAACGACAAGGCAAATATAATCATAAAAATAAAAAAGTCAATGGAAATATTATAGTAATGAAAAATTGACAATTACCGACAATATGAAAAAAAAAGGTATCGTGTTTGATTATGCAAAGATTTCCCTACCAGACAGGTCCCCCTTTTGGGTCCAGATCATTGACCATGTTACTGCAAAATCCTTAAAGGCAAATACACTGGAAGCGAGAGGATTGGTTATAGATCCATCCGTTTCGGCTTTATATAAAACGATCATTGAATTTCCATTTAGTTCAATCGAGCGAACGATCAGCCAATACTACATTTCCAAGCTCAACGGTCTTGGTAGCCTTGATTCTCCCTATATCCCTGCCGCCGAGAGCTGCACGATCCTTGACACCATTGTTCCGGATTCAATGGATTATGAAAGCCATATTGCAGCCAGGGTGATCCGCGCCCAGGTAGGCGGCAGCTTTACCGAGTTCGTAAAAAAGAAACTTCACTATACCGCCGAGCAGCTTTGCGCTGCCCTGGCAGCCGAACAGATTGACGCAGTGGCCATGGCGATCTATAACGTAGAGCGTGGCCAGGGAATGATTATCGGGGATCAGACCGGTATCGGAAAGGGCCGTATTGCTGCGGCCATGATCCGGTACGGTCATTATGCCGGACTGCAGCCGATATTTTTGTCAGAAAAACCAAACCTGTTTTCCGACATTTATCGCGACCTGGTAGATATTGGATCTGAAAACCTTATTCCCTTTATCGTCAATGGCAAGGAAAGTAAAACCGATGTAAAGGACGTTGACGGCAATGTTATCTACCAGGCATTGCCGCCGACCGAGCAAAACAAGATCTTTCAGGACCAAAAGGTGCCTAAGAATTTCAATTACATCATGGCTACCTATTCACAGTTCAACCAGCCTGAAAAGAAATTTGTAAAACCGAACTTTTTAAGAGCCATCGCCCAGGGAAACATCATCATCATGGATGAAGCGCACAACGCGTCAGGCAGCAGCAATACGGGCGAATATTTACAGGAGGTTATCAGAAGCTGCAAATGTGTTACTTTCCTTTCGGCCACCTTTGCCAAGCGGCCGGATAACATGCCGATTTACGCGCTTCGCACCGCCATGAGCGACGCAAACATGTCAAGTGATGAATTGGTCGATGCCATCATCAAGGGCGGGGTAGCGCTCCAGGAGGTTCTTTCTTCGCAGCTTGTGGCCGAGGGTCAGATGATCCGCAGAGAGAGATCCTTTGAGGGTGTCGAGGTCAATTACATTACCCTCACGGACCGTGAACAGGAACACAAGGCCATATCAGACAACATTACCGAGATCATCCGCGACATCATCGCATTCCAGGAAGATTACATAAAACCGGATATTGACCGGCTGGATACAATAGCAGCTGCCGAGGGAAAGATCATCAAAGAGCGTGGCGGCACAAGCAAAGCCGGAGTTGACAACGCACCCTATTTTTCCAAGGTGTTCCAGGTTATAAACCAGATGCTTTTCTCCATCAAGGCCGATAGCGTAGCAGATCGGGCCATCGAAAGGCTGAAAGAGGGCAAAAAGCCGGTTATTGCCTTTTCGAATACCATGGGCTCCTATCTGGAGAGTATGGAAACTGATGACGGCAGGCCGGTAGTAAGTGGCGATTCAATCAATGCCGATTTTAAAACGGTCCTCATGCGTGGATTAACCGGTGTAATGCGTTACACAACCAAGGACCATGCAGGCAAGGCGACCTATGAAACCTATTCCGTAGGCGATCTTTCCGAAGAAGCCAGGGAGCAGTATTATGTCATTGTCGCCAAGATCCAGAGCATATCCACCGGCATTACCATTTCTCCCATCGACCGGATCATGCAGAAGATCCAGGCAGCCGGTTTTTCAGTTGCAGAGGTTACGGGCCGAAAGCTGGAGATTCAGTTTGAAAACGACCATACCACTGCTGGAGTTATCATGGCGCGTAAAAAGATAAACGTAAATGATGCTTTCCGGCAGTTCAATAACAATGAGGTCGATGCTTTGATGATAAATCAGTCGGGCAGTACTGGCGCGTCAGCTCACGCGATCAAAACGATGAAAGTGGCGGTAAGCGAGGTAAAGCAAAGGGTGATGATTATTCTCCAGGCCGAGCTGAATATTAACACCGAGGTTCAAAAGCGTGGCCGTATCAATCGTACTGGTCAGATCTATAAACCGATCTATGATTATCTGAATTCAGCTATTCCGGCTGAAAAGCGGCTGATGATGATGCTACAAAAAAAGCTCAAATCATTGGATGCAAATACAACCTCAAACCAGAAAAACAGCGAGCAGATCCTGACGGTGGATGATTTTCTGAACAAATACGGCGATAAGATTGTGGCTGAATACCTTAAGGAATATCCAAAACTCAATGAGATCCTGGGCGATCCTTTAGGGGTTGGGGATGATAACAAGGAATCAGAAAAAACGCCGGAGAACCTGGCGCACAAAGTTTCTGGCCGTGTGGCTGTTCTTTCAACGGCAGAACAGGAAAATTTTTACAGCGAAGTAATTACCAGGTACAATGATTACATCGAGTATTTAAAACAGATCGGTGAATATGACCTGGAGATCGAGATCATGAACCTGGAAGCTGAAACCTTGAGCGCAAAAACGATTAAGGAGGGTATTGGAGGGACAAGCTCGTTTGGCAATGACAGCATTATGGAGGAGTGCAGGGTAAATATCCTGAAAAAACCCTTTACCAAAACTGAGTTGGATAACCTTTTGCGCGAAAGCTTGCAGGGCCAAAATCCAAAAGAGCTTCAGGAAAAAATCAGAACGGATCACAAGGATTTTGCTTTAAACAAGGAAAACCGAGACATCGGGGATGCCAGCCAGAAATGGGAAAAAATACAGTCCAAGATACACGATGAACCGGCATACAAAAAACTGACAAGCGACGAAAAAAGGAACGAGTATTACAAACTCCGGGTTGCTTATATTCAGCAGGCCCAGGTCGATGAAATCGCGGAAATAAAGGAAAAATCAAACAACCGCCAAAGTTATTTGGATACGATATTGCGCAGCTTTACACCTGGTCAGGCTGTAAAATATCCAGTAATGATGTTGGACCAGGGACAAAGGGAGGTGCCGAGCGTATTTATCGGCTATCAAATTGACCCAAGGAAAGCCAATCCTTATGCGCCAAGTGCTGTTAAGCTGCGCTTTGCCTTGTCCGACAGTAACAAATACATTGCCCTGCCATGTAGCGGCGATCAGGGTAACAAGATCCTGGCTATAAAAGGGCTTTCAGATTTTCGCTGGTCCAGTGCTCCGGATTATGTTGAAAATTGGGAGAAATACATTAAAGAATCCAGTGTAAACAAGGGAATACGCTATATCATTACCGGCAATTTATTGCAGGCATTTTCTGCGAATCCAGGCAAGCTTATTTCATTTTCCACCAGTGACGGATCAGTCAGAAAGGGTATTCTGATGCCGGATAAGTTTAAAGCCGTCCAGCCAGGTGGATCTACCCTGGTTGCCATTCCTATTGCAAGAGGATTGAAATACATTCAGGCATTACGTCCAGGGGGAGAAATAAACACCACAAATGGTATTAAGTTTGGCCGCTCCAGGTGGGGAATGGATGCCTTTATGATGCTGGTGCCAAAAGGCAGGGCCTTTAAGGATATTTTCACTGATAACAACATTATTGCCTTGACCGAAAACACGCGCGACGGGTTTGAGCAGGTAAGCAATGTCATGAGGGCAAACATCGAAGCCGGCAATCTGCCAAAGATAATTCAGATATTACAGGATAAATACCGCCTTTCCATACAGGTATCGGATGAGATCCATTCCACGATGATCGACCTGAAAGAAGAAAAGCAGGGCAGTGGTAAGGATGCAAAAATACTGACAGCCGAAAGGGAATTCACATTGGAAAAACAAGCATTTGAACATCGTGCAGATGTTAAACCGGTCCAGGCTTCATCCCTGGAAATCGAAAAGGCCAAGGCCAGGTTACGGCTACTGAAACTAAAGCTAAAGCTGGCCCAATTGAACGGAGTATCATCATTTGAAGATTATTATTAATATGAGCGCAACCATATCGCACAACAAAATTCAAAACGGCATCGAGATCCGTTTTTCGCAAAAGCCATCCGAGGAAGTGTTAACCTGGCTGCATTCTTATGGCTACCGATGGAGTATGCGGCAAAGGGTATGGTATCGCAAATACACAGAAAGCGATTATAACCGCGCCGCCGCCAAGTTTGAGGCCGGATCTGAGGTTACGGCTAGTACTGGCCCGATCGTTACACCGCCGCCGCCAAGGCAGCTTCCCCAATCAGAAATATTGCAATCCGGTGGTCCGGCCCTTGACAAGCTGCACAAATATGCTTGTATGACCCTACATCAATTCTATGATGCAAAAATTGATCGTGTTGATATACCTGGCCGCGAGCCATATATCTGGGACGCCAAAAAAGCCATGTACGCGCAAATGCTACCAAAGCGCAAACGACCGGACTATTATCCCTATGAGGTGATGCTACATAAAATCCAGGAGTATGTGCTGGCCAAAAAGCTCATCATTCCGCTTTCTACCATATTCAGCCTACAACATTTTTATAAAACAACTAAAAGTGCATTTGACTATCTGTTAAAGAACTATCCTCACCTGGCCCTGGCCGAAGATTATAATAAAATTTCAATGCAGGTCAATAGCTTTGAGAATGCCTATAAAGAGGAATATGACAAGTGGCAGGTGATCCGCGAGAAATATTTTAAGGTTGGTCAACCGGTATGGGTGAAGGATTCAAAAACCGGTAAATCTGAGCAATGGAAAGTTACAAAATTGAATATCATGTACTATCCAGGTCAGATTTGCAGCTTAATTGAGATCCAAAGAGGTTCAGGGTATATTATATTTATGGGTGAACATCGATTATCTAATATTTACCTGGAAGATCCATCGGTCAACCCCGGAGCCAAGGTGTTTACGGAACTTTTGCCGGAGTTGGAAGAAGGTGGCAGGCCAGGGGATCCCTTGGGGGAAATTGAAAAGGCAAAGGCCAGGCTTCGGCTATTGAAGCTAAAATTAAAACTGGCACAATTATGAACGCAAAAAAGGTCATCGGCATGAGTTTATTGCTTACAGGCGTAGGGGCAGCTATCTACTACCTATTGTCCAAGGGCCGTGAAATTGGCCTGGCTGAAAAGCAGGGCCGTTACCTTTCCTTTTCAACCTCTTATTGTATGGCAGGTTTAAATGGCAATGTCCGAATTGACCTGCCAGCCGTCAGCGATGCTTTTTATGAAGATTACCAGGTACCGCAGAATATAGATAAACTAAACCAGATCCGATCCCAATACGGCCAGGTGGTTAGCAGTATTTCCACCCTGACCAATCTGCCTGATTCTCTGATCTATTCTTTTATCTTCATTGAATCTGCTGGTAACGCGTTTGCGATGAACGGTAAGGCCATAGGGCTGATGCAGGTAAGCACCACCAGCGCAACCGATATAGTTTACATGGAATACAAGAAAGGCCGCCTGGGGTCAGGAGAAACGGCCATACTGCGCAATTACCTGGGCGCGCGACTGGATCAGATCCTTTCTATGCGTTCGCCTGGTTTATTGCATGTCATTACCCAAACGGATCTTTACCAGGTGGAACTGAACATTTTAATCGGGTCCATTCTTTTGGGCCAGTTAATTGACGAACATACCGAAAATGATGTATTGCGCCTGGATAAAGTTGTTGTCAGATACAACGTGGGCTACTATGCCTTTGGCAGAGGTAAAAACTTGATCGGTGACGTTTTAACGGTGATCGGCCAAGTTAATCCATTCACCAGCTCATACATTACTAAGCTCATCGGACGAAACGGGGTACTTGAAATGATCGAAGCCGAAAACTGCGCCTAACGTGATGAAGATACTAACACATACCAATCGCCCATTTCACTCATTATTCTGGCCAGGACTTCGACAGGGGTTGCAGGGTCTATTGGTTCGTAATGCAAACAGGGGAAAATATCTTTGGTACCGCCTGGATTGTTGGTTATTTCAGCTAAAAAGTAGGGGTGCCGGTTGTGTAGGATATATTTTTTACCAGGTTCCACGCTGGACGAACATAATAAGAATTTTTCTATCATAGTTTTTTGATTTATTAATGCTTGCAAATATATAATAATATGGTATTTAATAATTCAAATAAAATAGGTAGGTTTTTAAACAGTCATGTAAAATCACATGATGTAAGAACAGGTCAGTGCAGGCCCAATGAATGTGAAACCCTAGACGGACAGAAAGGAGCTGCCTGTTGTAAACTTGGCATAATATGTCCTTCACTTTCTGGAATAAATTGTTCTGCTTACAATACACGCCCAAGAAATTGTATTGTGTTTCCACATATTCCGGAAGATTTAAACCTGGTTAAAAATTGTGGCTATTCTTTTGATACCAGCACTGTAAACCGTGCTTTAAATGGCTTCGACACTATAACCATTGATCCACAAGAAACCAAATTGCAAACAAATAAACCCCAAAATATGAAAGCAATAACAAGAGAAACATTTAAAACGTTTGTTGAAACAATCGACATGAGTGTATTGAATCAAGATGATAAAGAAACCATCGAATTACTGAAATCTCCCTCAGGCAATTATACAGATTGGAATAAACTTGATGCAGATAAGGAACTTTCAGCCATGGTGGACGAATTATTGGATGATTTAAATAAAAAATATCCAAATATTAAACTAAGCATTACTTCTTTACCAATAACAGAAATTGAAATGCCGAAAGAGATTAAGAATGATACACAGGCGGTCAACAAAGCTGCAAAGGCAGAAAAAAAGCCAAAAGCAATTAAAGAGAAAAAAGCAAAGCCCGTTAAGCCAGCCTATGATGGTGAGCTGGTTGAAACGGTATTGCCGCAGGTTCGTATCATTAAGCGTTATGTAGGGATGGATAAAAAGAAAATGACCACGGAGAAGATCCTGTCCTTTATCGTTAGCCTGCAAAAGATGATCCGCAGCCATGCGATCCATAAAACATCAAAGTATGCAGATGAAATTAACCATATCCAGAAAGAGCTTATCAAGTTGTGGAAATACCACAAAGGCAGCCGCGCGCAGTTTTTGGTAGAGCTAACAAAATCGGATGCAAAGGTACTGGAGGCATACCGCGCTATTGGTAACAGCCAAAAGCCGATGCAGTCTATACGGGTGATCAAACAATACCTTTCTATCCAGGGAAAAACGGACGTAAAGGAAAAGGCCAAGGTGATCCTGGCAAACCTAACTACAATATTAGCCACCGGTGCCCAGGATACTTATTGGACTGAATTAAGAAATGCACAAGAATCATTAAAAGATTACCTGGACGGAAAAACAGATGTACCGGAATTATCCGAACAGGCGTTAAACGGATTTCATGGCCTTGGCCTGATCGACTTTGACCATGACATTGATGAGGGTGACCTGGTGCGTACATTTGATTCAAAGCAGGGCCGCGTGACAAAAGTTACCGGTAGAACAATTCAGATCGACACCAATCCGGGGCATTATTATGCCAAGGCCAAGACCCGGTTGATCGAGAAAAAAACGGAAAAGCCTTGCGCGTGTGCTGGTGCAGCTTGCTTAAACGGTGTAGGTCAGGTCGAAACGGTTAATTCAACCGAGTTCGCAAAGCAGAATTTTCAGACTGTAGGGTTTACTGGCAAATGGCTGCAGCTGATCGGTGATCCGGCAGAACCATGGAAAATGATGGTATGGTCAAAGCCGGGCAAGGGTAAATCATCCCTTATGATCGAATTTGCAAAGTATCTGGCCAGCGCGCACAACCGGACCTGTCTGTTTTGCGCTAACGAGGAAGGTTTTGGCCTTACCCTGCAAGATAAGTTTACGCGCATGAACGCCTTTGATCCAAATATCAGCATTTCCCAGGTACTACCTACCAACTTGGGCCAGTACAACTATGTATTCATCGACAGTGTAACATCATTCAAACTTTCGATCACAGACCTGGAGGATCTTATCAAGGCATTTCCGTCCACCTGTTTTGTGTTTATCTATCAGTCAACCATAGATGGTGGTTACAGGGGCAACAAGGAGGTTGAGCACCTTGTCGATGTTTCGGTCTATATCAACGAGCTGGGCTACGCTACGGCGCAGAAAACAAGGTATGGCGGCAAGGGAACGGTGAATGTATTTCCCGATGGGGACCAGGCCAAGATATATAAGTTTACCACGCTCCAGGATGCCGAGAAATTCATATTAAAACTGGAAAGTACATTTGATGCCGCCATGGTACAGGGTGATGATGGTAAGATATGGGTGACTGATAAGGGAAAAGCCCAGGAGCTTGCCAACCTTGGCTTTCAGATAATAAAGTAAAAGGAACTTCAAACGGGGGTTTGATGAGCTGTACATTGGGGAAAGGGGTTTGATGGTAACGATTTTCCTCTTTTCTACCAGGCAGCGACAAAGCCGGTTCAGCAATGGACCGGCTTTTTATTAAAATGTAATCGTGTCATTGGCTGCATCAATTACATCTGAATCGAAATCATCAAGATAAATTTGCGTCGTTGTTTCGTTTGCATGATTAAGTCCTTCGGAAATTACAGCGATCGGAAAATTCAAATGTTTGGCAATTGTTGCCCAGCTATGTCTGGCCGTATTAAATGACAATGATGAATCTATACTAAGCCTTTTTGCCCATCGTTTTAAAGCATGATTTACTAGATTCTGCCATGCCTTAATTTGATCAGAAATAGGTTGTTCCGGATCTTTAATTACAGGAAAAATATATGAGTTTTTATCTTTTCCAGGGAGATAAATGTTTAGAATATTCAAAATATTGTCATTCAATTTTACCGATATTTCTTTTTTATTTTTTGATCTGACATAGATTAACCTGCCGTTGGCTATATTTTTCACTTTTAGTTTTGCAATATCAGTAAAGTTCATGCCACGCGTAAAAAATGAAAAGAAAAACAAATTTCGGCCATGCCAGGCAGGAGTATGATCCGGCAAGGGTAATTCCCTAATCATTCTCAATATGTCTTGTTTGACAGCAGTTTTATGTGTTTTTGAGGTCCTTATTTTATAACTGTTAAACGGGTAGGCGTCAGGCTTCACCATTCCTTCTTTGATCGCACGGTTCCATATTGCCCGAATTGCGCGCAAATGCACAGCAAGACCATTTCTACATCCTTTTATTCTTGGTTTAAATCTACCTTCAATGCACTTTAATAATTTATAATTAATGTCCGAAAATTTATAATCTTTATCGCCATCCGCATAGCGAATCAAAAATGGTTTGATATTCTTATGTATTAGTGCCTGGCCATCGTTCCCGTTCATTTCAAATTCAGCAATAATATTCGTTAAATATGTGGAAAAGGAGGCCTGAGATGATTTATTTTGAATTCGCTGAACCAATTCATTTATTGTTAATTGGTCGAGCAGTCCATTTTCTTCCAGGGATGATATGATCCGGTTTGCTTCAATTTTTTTACCCTGGATCTTCTCATTTACATATAGCAATGAGGGAAATACCGTTGCGCCCTTTAATACCTTGCCGTTTTCCTGATCCCAAAAGTCAGTCGAGGTAGATTGGTTTAAATTTATGTACCGTTTCTCGCACTTATGCAGGATTTTAAGTGATATTGGATACGTATCACCTTTCTTTTTATATCTTTTGTCCAGGACAAGTGAAGCTAGTGATCCCATTTCTAAATTTCGCCCCCGAATTCGCCCCCAAATATACTAATAGTATCGAATGGCAACGAACAAAAACAAACATAAGGGAATTATTAACAGTCTGTACATCAATGACAACGTTATTTAAGACGATTAAGGGTATGGATAAGAATAGTTAATAACAATTATTGTGGATCTATAGGTCGTGGGTTCAAGCCCCATCTTCCACCCGGAAAAGGTTGCTCAGGCAGCCTTTTTTTATTCTATGCTGCCCTTAAAACCGGCACTATATTCTTCGAATTTTTTTTGCAGAT